CCGGCAGTTCCGGCTTCTGCGGTCGCACGGCCAGCCGGCCGACGGCCGCAGCAGCCTTATCGGCCCGGGCTTGCCGTTCTTCCTCTGTGGTCTTGCATCCAGCGCTGGTCAGCATCAGTCCAACGGCCGCCATCGTCGCCAACATCCTCGGCGATCGCACGCTCAAGCTTTTCATGTGCCACCTGTAGTGATTGCTGGTCGGCCCGCGCCCGCTTCCGGTAATCCTCGAGCACCTGTGCCGCCGCGTTGCGCTGGCGCTCCAACTCGGCGATTTCGGCCTTCGCCGCTGCCAGCTCGTAGCCGGAAACCATCTTTTCCAGCTTTCCGTCGCAGACCGCCTTTGCCGCGGCCGTCGCGATCTTCACCTGTTCGGCCGCGTAGGTCTTCACCCGGCCGGCCGTGAGATCGCCGATGACAGGCACGTCGACGAGCCCGAAGCCGCCGACCAGCGGCACGGCGTCCGGGATTCGGATGCGGGCAGCACCGGGAATGCCTTCCTCGTAGAGCAGCAGCCCAACGAAGAGCACACCGCCGATCCCGATAAGGCGCGCTATGGCGGCGAGAACAGCACTCATCAGCGCACTCCTTGATCGCGGACGTCATAGGGTTCGGCCGGCGGAGCATACGGCTCCGGTCCAATCGGCTCGCCATCGACAGCTACCGGTGGCGTGGCGTAGGGAAGCCCAGTTCGGGTCGCGAAGATCGCCGCGATATCCTGGGCGGTCGCAAAGCCGGTGTAAAAGAACACCGACGCGATGATGTTCACGATCAGGCCCCATGCGATCGTCTCGTTTACCCGCGTATCCTGAGAACCGATCAGCACGTAGATGAACCAGAATGAGATGATGAGGTTCGGGAAGATCGCTGCCTTCCGCCACTGCCAGCCTGGTTCGCCGCTGGGCTTGGCTTCTGCCCGGCGAGACATCAGGCGGCATCCTGCAGGGCGGCGTCGAAGAGCTTGCCATACCGAGCGATATCGGCAGCACGATCGAGGCTATTGATAATCTTGCGAGCGTTCACCCAATCCGATGAACCGCTGGTGAAAAAGTCGCGCAGCGCCTTCCCGGTGAACAGGCCATCTCGCATGCCGACGACAATGATCTTGCCGGCGATGTCAGGATGCAGCGCGAGATCCGGATTGCCGACGAGATCGACCCCAAGCAACCGCGCGAACTTGGCATAGTTGTCGTGGCCTGTAATCTGGCATAAGCCGCGGCCACGGAATCTCCACCCATCGCCTGAAGCCTCATCCCCGTTCCCCATGCGGTTGGCATAGGCGCGGTTGGCGATGCGCTGGGGCTGCTTGGCATAGGCTGCCGCGTCTTTATTGGAGAAGTATTTGCCGAACGTCCTGACGAGGCCCTGAGCGCTGTAGTTCAGGTTTTCAACGATCGGCAGATATGTACCGCCCGTCTCGATCATCGGCGTGGCGAGGATGTAGGCGACGTGGCGCTGATCTGCGACTTGCTCGGTTGCACACCCATCAAGGATAGCTTCGATGCCGGCGACCTGAGACTGGGCCAGCGATCCGCCGAACACAGAGGTTCGGACAGCCGCAAAGAATTGCGATCGGTTCATGGATGTCTCCAGATTGCGGGGAATAGGGAAAAGACGCTAAAGCGAAATAAAATTGGTTAAAGCACTCGCCCCAACTATGAGACGAGCATTTAAGTCTCCGATCTCGGAATTAATCACCGTGAGATTGCAGAGATGAAAAAGGTGTCCTATACGTCGAGTGATCATAGGAGATGCCGATGACCACTCTGGCGAACAATACAGACGAACCGATCGGAGACGACCACCTAGACGCCCTGCTGGCGTTTGGCAGCGAGTACTTCCTGCGGCTCATGAGAAGCGTAGGTTACGCGTTTCTAGCCACGGTCCTCATCTACGCGAGCAACTATGAACTCAACCAGCCGAAGCTGGTCATTCTTGCTATCGGGTCATTCGGATTGTTTGCTGGCAGTGCTCGCATAGGCCAGATAGGCCTTGGAATTCTGATGGTGCTAGCGACCGTGCCAAAAGAAGTACTCTTGCCGATGCTCAACTAGCCGTTACGGCCAGACTATTTCAGGAAGCTCCAGCAGAAACTCGGCCACAGTGGGCTTTTCACGTTTCCCCGCCTGCACCTTGGAGAGTTCAGAATAGGCGTACTGCCAAACATCATCTCGCCATGCGACGAAAGCCAGTGCTTGCGCGGCCCAAGGTTCGACGGTGGATGCGATGTAGGAGGCCATTGTCACGCCATCATTGAAGAGTTTTGAACGGGCTGTTCCATCAATCGTGCCCTGGATGGCAGTTTGGTAGTCGGCCACCTGCGGCTGGCTGAGGGCCGCGACCGAGGCGAGGAATTCAGCCTCTTCTGCCACGGTCATCTCGATTTCAACGCCATTTATGTTTTTGAACATGGTCATCCTCTAATGCCATCAACAGTAACAAAACCGGCTAGCGTGACGGAACTGCCGGGGGTGATCTGAAGGGCGTTTCTAGCAGTGCCGGATGATCTCTGGCCGCCGTTGTTTTCCGACGTGACGCCGGAGGGGGAGACATTTGTATAAACCCTTGATGTCGCGTGCATATTGTTGCCGGATGCGTTGAAATTGAAAAGAATTGTTTCGAATGACACAGCGAGTAGCGTCTGCCTCGTGATCGCTAAAGCTGTATCTGTGATACTGGAGGCAGCAACCGACCCAGCTGAGCCAACCAGTGTTTGGATGGTGTAATCACCGGCTCCCGAATCATAGGATAAGCCATTGTTGGTGCTGGACCTGATGAACATACCTGCCGACGCCGCAGATGGAACGAGCGAACCTACTACCCGCAGCATCCTATAAGAGCCCAGGTCTGTAACGCCGAGAGAGCCGGCGGCAGACAGTGTGTAATGGCCGATCGATTCCCAGCTAAACGGCTTTATGACGGTGAAGAAATTCGATCCATCGCAGATGATTTTCGCGGACGCCCCGAGGGGGACAACGAGCGTGGCAAGTCCGTTGATCGTTTCCGAACCGTTTGGGTCGATCGTGACGGGGCCGCCATACGCCATAATGTCCAACGGGTAACCACTACCAAGTGTCGCCGCCGTCGCAAGCGAGAGTGTCGCGGCGGCGGTGAACCGGATCGTCGTACCTGCGTCGGCAGCTACGGCGGTGTAGTTGCCGCTCTTAGTGAGGTACTCCGTACTGTGGTTGTACCTGATGGCACCCGTAGCGGTATCGATCGTCTTGATGAGGCGATCACTTGCCCCATCAAACACGTAGAATTCCATAATCCCCGCAGTCGCTGTCGATACCCATTCGGTGCCGGCGACTGCATAGGCAGGGCGAACGGATCCTGAATGCGAACTCAGAAGCGCATCCAGGCTTTCGTCCATCCTGCCGGCCATTGCCGTCGGCGTTGCTGGACCTATGAGCGGCACGCTCCAGTTAGTTGCTTGGCTCATTGAATGGCTCCGTATCCTTTTGCAACGTAATCGAACGTTCGGGATATTGATGTCCCGGCCGCGTTCTTGAACTCCATGTGGAATCCGGCCTCGTTTTTAGCCGTGATCAGGTAATAATCGCCAGTCGCGAGGCCCTGCGCGGCGATCGAGACGCCCTGCAGGTGCTTGTAGGCAGGATCAAACGACACGGTCAGCCCGCCAGGCGGAACGGCGATGTCATTGCCGGCCGCGACTCTGTCAGGCATGTCGATCGAGACGCCCATGGAGGTCACGATCGGCGTTAGGTCATCCTGCAAGGTCTCAAGCCTTGCGCGGAACCTATACCCTCTGGCGGCTATGTCTCCGGTCACGAATGGGGTCCAATTCGACCATGTCGGCGATCCGGACGGATCGTCATCTGTGATCGACATCTCTAGAAGAGTATTCCAAAGACTGCCGACATCACCAAAGAAGTCGGCCCGACCGAATGCGTCTTCAAGTGAAAAGAAGTCGTCACTAGACCACTCACCGGAAGCATTGATCGCCGACGAGACGCGAGAGGTGTAGGTGTCACCAAGGTCGATGACGTCCTCAAAGTAGTAGTAGCCAAACGGCAGATACCCCTCCGTAGATAGAAAGAAATCGGCCGGGTCGAAAAAGTCGGCGAGATCGAAAAAGTCGGAGCTTACATCGAGCCGCAGAGTGCTGCCGTCGAAATAGGTTCCGTCTTTGACGCCAGGGAATGGCGCCACTTCGTTTGCATCCTCGACCGCGTTGAAGCTTGTCAGTCCGTCAATCGTGTTGACAATGATTGTCGGGTTGGGTGACCGAAGCCCAGAAAAGCTAACAGCCTTGATCAGGTACGTGCCGCGCAACGGCGGCAGTTGCACCTGCTGTCCGACAATTGGCGACCGCAACAGAGACGCGGTTTGCCACGTCACCAGCGGCGACGGAACAGGCGAGTACCTGATCTCGTAGTGAGAGATGCCAGTCTCTGCGGCAATCGGGTCCCACTGAAAGGTTGCCGAGTCACCGGTTACCGCAATCTTGAAGCCAGTTACATCTGGAGGGGGGGTCGCGAATATTATCGCGCTGACAACACCGTACAGCCATCCCGACAACTGGTCGTTGGCAAAAACAGCGCGCACCCTGACATCGTAAGCCCCGGCTGGCAGATCTACCAGATCGGCGTAAGCAACGGTCACCTGATTGATCGGATACCAAAGGCCGGAACCCTTGGGTGCGTACTGGACTATGTAGCTAGTAACCTTGCCACCCTGGGGTGCCTGCCACGAGATGCGGACAGCAGAAGTTGGCGGATTGGTGGTCCAGATGCTCTCTACCGACGCAAGCCCAGTCGGCTTCAATGAGCGATAGTCCACCAGGGCTGGAATGCCTGTCTGGAACGGTGGGATGGTCCCGGTGTCAGCCGTCAAGATCGCCGGAGCATCATCGACGAGTTCCAGTTTTGCCGACAGGTCAGATTGAGGCATGATGCTCTTGACGCGAAGAACGACACTCTCCGTGCCATTCTCGCCGAACTGCACCAGATCCCCAACCCCAGGCAACGCGCCCGTGTCGGAGAAGGTGAAGTTGGTGAATTCACCATCGACACCTACCACGGTGCGAACCAGTGACGTTCCGTCAGTCAGCCTGAACCGCATCGAGTATGTCTTGCCGCTCTCCATCGAGAACGTATCGTCGAGCGTGACGCCGCCCGCAGAGACCGCCTTGACGCGCGCCGCTCCGAGGCCCCACAACACAACGTCATGATTGACGCGGACGCGATCGCCTCTGGTGCAAACCAGATGCTCGAAGTCGGTCATCAGCGAATAAGATTCTCGCTGAAGGCGAAGTTGCGCGATCTGATAACGTCCGTGACGCCAGATCAGTTTGGTGTCCGTAACGCCAGGGAAATCGAGCCCTTCAAACTTGGTCGCATTAGCTGCTGTGTATCCATCGTCATAAACAACCCGCTCATCATTGAGATAGTTGTTGTCCCGATTGATGAAGTTCACGCGGAAGCCGTGTGGCATATCCGCGTATGCCCTTGTCGAAGAGAACCCGGACGAATTGCGCGGCGTGAAATGCTGTACAATGTCGGACCCCGCGACATCCCAAACAATACCCCACTTGCCATCCCGGAATGAAACGGAAGCTCGACCCGCTGCGGCGATTTGCGTAAGTCGGTCGTAGACCGACACTTGATCGGCCGCCACCAGATCGAACGTGAAGCCCTGCGTCGCGCAGTATGCGTGCCAATCCTGAATGCTCTCCAGGTCAATGGATGCATCCGCAACAGGACGAGCGTTTGCGTTACCTTGCAGAACCTGCCTGAAGTGATCGGCTGGGTTGCGTGTGGTCTGGTTGAACACCCATGTGGCGCCATTCCATGACCTGATACGCGGGCTGACGATGCAGTTAAGCTGGCTGATCGTCCCGTTGAGCTCGTTGGTGGCCTTGATCCTCAAGGCGATCAGTGTCAGCGGCTTACTGAAGCTGATAACCGGCTCATTGCGGCGGCCACGAACAGCTGTCCAATAGGCCGTTTCAGAAACGGTATCGCCACCAACGTAATCTGGCGATGATTTCCAAAGGCGCACATCATACTGGCCACGCGCCACCGCTACGGAGCGCGACTGCCTAACCGCTTGCGCGGAGGCCGCCAATACGGAAATCTGCCCCATTGACACCCACGAACCAGTCCCCGCCGGGGCGTACTGCACCTCAATGTTGACGTTGTAGTTGACGCGATTGCCGTCTTTCTTCCTGTATCGATAGACTCCGTTTGGAAAGCTGACGTCGACGGATATTTCGTCAATATTGTCGGCTGTCGTGCGCTGAATCCATCCACTGGGATTGTCGAGCAGGACGGAAACGCTCTCCTCGTACACCGGCTTGGTGTAAAGCGTCGGAGACTGCGTCAGGTGATTCGTGATGATCTCATAGGAGGCTTCTTCGAACGTGCTGATCGGCGTCTCAGCGATTTTGAGGTCGCTTATGTCGATCGGGCCATAGCCAACACAGAAAAGCTGCCGCAGGTACTGGTCGTTACCCACGATCTCGGTGTAGTCGCCTGCTGCCTTTGGCGGCGAGATGCGGTGGATGCCGAAGATTTCTGGCACCGCGCCATACTGCAAATTTTCGTTTTGCGCGCCACCAATGGAATAGAGCGTCTTGGTGTTGTCGGCCGCTTGCTGTTTTGGCTTGGCAACCGGGAAAAGAGCATTGACCACCAATGAGCCAGCGACAGTCAGACCGGCACCGATTAAACCGGTTACCGCAGCGCCGGCAGCTGTGCCGACCAAGGCTGGCGCGAGCACGCCGAGAAGGTATGGTGCAAAGATCGCCGCGGCTATCGACACAATGGCGCCAAGAATGCTCTTAAGCATCCCCTTGCCGGGCACCCTCACGATCGCGACAGAGGCACCAGCCTTGACACGCACACGCGGCCAGTTTGCCCGGTTGATCGAGTGGCCGTTGATCGTGATGTACAGCCTCGACGGCTCGACTTCGCAAAAGTCTAAGATCTCGGCGACAGAAAGGCAGGCTGGCACGCGTATGTGCTCGCGATGCTGGCGCAGTGGCGAGCGACGCAGATAAACGTCTACGCCTTCGCCCGGCGCGAAGATCTCAACCGGCGCCGGCGCCGATACTAGTTGCATTGATCTGCCCTATTGATTGAGCCGGTAGAACCCGGAAATTCGACTTCGCCAGCGCATGTCGCCGATGCGCTGGATGACGGACGGATCATCCGGCCCTTCGCTGTGAAGCATCCGGCCTTGACCGAGAAAGACGCCCACATGGCTGTCGTGCCGCCCTGCCCGCATCAGCACGCAGTCGCCGAAAACAGGTGTGTCCACCTGCCGCCAGTTTTTCTCGCGTTCCTCGGCGATCAACGGGCCGATATCCCTGTGCCGGAACTCCCTGGCGTCCATCTCGGCGGAATATGCCGGCACCGGAGTGCCGAGCATATCTCGATAGAAGAGAAACAGGATGCCCCAGCAGTCCGCGCCGGCGTATTCGCGTCCGTGAGCCACATATGGAATCCCGACAAAGTCGCTCGCCGTTTTCGACATTGTCAGAACAAGCCGGGGAAGCTGCCGGGCGTGAAAAGCTGCGCCGGGTGCGGCTCATTAATGAGCGCATCTGCCACCAGCGTGGCGGAGATCCTGCCATCGTCCATGGTGACATCCGAAAGCTGAAGCGCCGGCAGCTGGATCTCGACCGTGTTTAAATCACTGGCCAGGACGAGTTCGACCTTGATGTCCGCCGGCGTCGCAATGCTTCGCAGAATCGTAACCAGGGACCGGTCCGTGTTGTCCATGCTAAGTTGGACACGCGGCGGGCTATCGCTATCGTCGTCTGGCAGGGTGAACTCGAATGGCAGGAAGAGGTATTCGTTGCCTCGGCTGTTCGTCCCATAGATGAGCGGATCGTCGGAAAGCCGCGCGGTTGGATCACTCGACAGGTAGATCGGCGTGCCGAGGTCCTCATGCGTCACAGTAAGGAGACAAATAACGACCTCGTCCGTTTCCTGCGCATAGACGACCTCACGGAACCTATCGCTTACATCCCGGCTCATGGCAGCACCTCGAGGGCGATTTGAACGCGCCAGTCGATCCCGACTGACGAGACGGACGCCGGCTGGCGCATTCTTACCAGCAACGGAGAACCGCCATGCGGATCAGGGAAAGTGAAGGCGCGCGCGCGGTCCTTGATGTCGTCGATCACGAAGTCGATGAACGCCTGGTATTGCGCCTCGATCATCATCATGCTCCCCGTGATCGGCCGCACATTCGCGGTCGTGCGCCGGCGCACCTTGGCAGGCCCGACAGAGACATTAGAAGCGAGCAGGTTGTCCGCACCCTCTTCGGCGTAACCATCCTGCAGGAATTCTTGTGGCAGGCCCGCGGGCCAAGAAGGGACTGTCATCGACGTGCGAGGCCTTCCGAAAGACCGAATTGCGACTTCACGGCACGGCGCGAGCGCGTTCCAGGTGTGCTCAGATTCGAGGCGACGGCCTCGTCGATAATGACATCGAACTGCAGCCCGTCATTCGTATCGCGCCGCTGTGCTTTCACGCTCGACCCGTTGTTGTTGACCACGTTGAAATTCACATTCACATTCGCCGCGCTCCTGGCGCCGGAAAGCAATGCTTCGGTTTTTTGATTCGGCACCACCTTCGAGCCGCGCGGCAGGTTCACCAGCTCACGGCCGCGCTCCCCGACCATTGCAACGCCGCCAGGCGCGAAGTCAGTGCCTTCGGCAAAGCCGCGAATGAGGAAGCTGCCAAGCGTCGTATTCGGCGCCCACATCGAGCTCGTCGGCGAAATGCCTCCGAATAGGCTACCAAGGCTACCAAGGAAGCTCGATGGACTGTTGGCGCCGTTCGCCGCCGCCACCAGCTGCTGGGAGAATTGGCCGAGGCCGCCACCTAGATTGGTCAACCCCTGCGCAGCAGTGTTGACGGCCGGCGCCATGTTGCTGAGTCCACCACCCAAGCCATCGAGACCTTTGGTGGCAACGCCGGCAGAAGAGCTCAGCTTGTTGACCGCATCGGCGGCGCTTTCCATGTTCTGGTTAGCACCGATCCCCTGCCACTTGCTGATCCCAGCCTTGCCTGCCCCATACCATGC